TGCAGATGAACCAAGCTCATCTTTGGGACCATCTCCATCAGTTGGATCCTGTACTAAAGACGTGTCTGACTTCGTAGACGATAGTTCAGGTTCTGCAGATGGCTCAGGTTTATTTAGTGGCTCTATCATTAGAGCTTTTTCATAAGCCTCTGCTTTTTCTTGCTCTAAAGTTACGATCTCGCCAGTCCTTACAAAGCTGCCATCTATCGCACTATCTTTTAAAACTATAAATTCCATTTAACCCCCTTTTAAAGAGTTGCTATGCTGACCCATTTTTTGATTATGATCTCATAGTCCACACTTGCATCAAAGATGTATTTTAGTGCTCTCTCTTCTGGGTCATACCAACGGTTGCGATTTATATCAAGGCATACGCCAAGAACTAAATTTTTAAGCGGAGTAGCCATGTAAACGCCTTTTGGCATTAAAGGACTAACTTCAAGCTTTACACCAAGCACACGATCAGCATTGCCATTTATTAGGTAGGTTGGCGCATTTAATGCTGAAATTTCTTTGTTGTACTCCTGCATGTCAGCTGTGCTTATTAAGATTACGCTATCGACTAAGGCGTCTGGGTTGATTGATTGGGCAAGTGCTGTTAAGCGTTTGCTTACACTATCATTTGCGACATAAGTAATTTTTGTGACGTCGCTACTATCTTTTGCTGTTTGGATCCAGCCTTTATGTAGCGTCTCAAAGCTATTCGCATAAGTATCACTTGTGCCATTAAAGCCAAGTAGTGTAAGATCATTGCCGAAAATTTTTCCAAAAGAGTTGAATGTTTCATTCTCAAAATTTGGGTTATTTTGGTTGTCTGCTAGTGCATCTTGAAGTATCCTTGAAAAAAGCTGGACACTTTTTGCTTCTAGCTTTACACCTGCCTTTTTAAGCTGTGTTCTTTGTGCATCGCTTGGTTTTTCGCCACTTGCTACACGTACCAAAACGCCCCTCATAGCATCCCAGCCATCAAGCTCTTTAGTAAGGCGGCTCATCTTTTCAACATGAATTTTTTGCAAAAATGCACTATTGTCTTTAATTATATTTATAAGGCTGCTTGCTTGCTCTGGAGTTAAGCTGCCACTTAGTGTCGCATTAGTAGCATTCATGCTGCCTTTTGCAATATCTTTTAAACCAAGTCCCTCTAACATTAAAGTATTCCTCCTACTATTTTGTCATCTGTTTTTTCTATATTTTTGCTCTGCCTGCTATCTTTTGCGACATCCTCAAGCTCGCTTAAGCGCTTCTCAAAGCCAAGGAGCTTCTTGTTAAGCTCATCCATACCTTCAACAAGCGTCTTTTTTATCTCTTCTGCTTGTGAAATTTCTTTTGTTTCTTTTTCCACTTTGTCCTCTCCTTTTTTAGTTTTTTCAAATTTCTTTAGTAACTCGTTAAAACCATTTGCTATGGCAGCAGCTATTGAAGTATCGTTTTTTTGTACCTCTTCACGCTTCGCAAATCCTGCCATTGAAAGCCCTGCGATCTCACCACTTTTTATAAGTTCTTTTAGCTCGTCGCTTTCTATCTTGATACCAACTGCCCAGCTTCCCACCTTCTCGCTCTTAAAGAGAGCATCGTTTTCTCTTACTATCCAGCTCTCAGCCACGTATGCTTTGCCGTCTGGCTTAAAGTCATGCTCCTTATCTATGTTTTGGCCTTTAAGATCCTTCATAAAAGCATAGGCAGCCTTTTCAATCTCGGCTGCGTCCGTAAAATCCCCCTGAGTATCTACTTCATCTGGTGAATACACAATCCCATATACAACGCCTTTTTCTTCGTCAAATTTGGCGATGCTCACATCTTTTTCAAAGCTTGGCTCAATTGCGTCACTTTTATAAATGATGCTCTTTTTGTTTGCACCAGCTTTTACAAGAGATATGTGCGTGATACTTAGGTTAGTTAGTTTGTTTGCCATCTTTTTACCTCTTTCATTTTTAAGCCAAAAGGCTCTTTGCTAGTGGGCATTTTATAAGAAAGGCTATTTTTAGAAATGCTAAATAATGGTCATTTGCTAATGTTTTAAAAAATTTTTCAGATAAATTTACCCCTAGCGTAGATTAAAGATTTATGGTCTTAGTCTTTGCTCAAATTTAGGTAATAATAAGGAGTGAGTGTGGAGAACAAATTTATTTTTAAGTCAGATGCTCCGAGCTTGCAGCTCTCATCTGATGTGCAAAACGGCGATTATATAGAGCCTTTTATAAGCTTTAGTGATCTTTTAGAGCTTCACTATGCAAACGTATATCACCGCCGTGCCATAAAAATAAAAGCCAATATGCTCTCTCAGATAGAAGTAGACGAGAGCGATCTAGCAAAGTTTTTACCTCAAAATGTAAGTGAAAAAGAGTTTTTATTTGAGTTTTGCTATAACCTAGAGCTTTTTGGCAATGCTCCTATTGAAAAAGCTGGAGCAAAGACAAACTATAAACTCTACAATATACCAGCTCATGAGTGGCGAACCAATAAAGACAAGCAAATGTTTCAGGTAGACAAATTTGGTAAAAAGATAAAACTTGATGGATACTATCTTAAATTTTATTCTCCAAGCTCAAGATATTACGGCGAGCCAGACTACCTTGCAGCTATGTGTCAGATTTTGACAAATAGGCAAGCAGATATGTATAACTACTCATTTTTCCAAAATGGAGCAAGACCTGATCTTGCTATCATTCATGAAAACTCAGAACCTAGCGAAGAACAAATAGCAGCTTACAAAAATTTTTTTAGTGAAAACTATAAAGGAAGTGCTAATGCGCATAAAACACTCCTATGCTATACAAACTCGATTGGTGAAAAGGATGCGAAAATCCGTTTTGAAAAGCTATCAGAAGTACAAGACCTGAGCTTTAAAGCACTAAAGGAAGTAAGCCGTGATGAGATAGCAGCAGCTCATGGTATTCCACCACGTCTGCTTGGCATTATTCAAAGTGCCCAGCTTGGCGGAAGTGGAGAGCTTATAGGCCAACTTCACCAGTTTAACGAGCTTGAGATAAAACCAAAAATAGAGCTAATAGAAGGCTTTTTTAGAAGCATCGGTATAAAAGTGGTATTAAGTGCTGTTGATGTAACGAATTTTAAAGATGATGGCGAGATAGTTACCCAGCTTGTTGAAAGAGGGATCATCTCAATTTCTGAGGCCAGAAGTATACTTGGCTGGCAAAAGAATATTGAGTAGGATAAAAATAGTGTTTAAAAACGTTTAAACCCCCTTTAAAAACGTTTAAATAATAAAAGACAATACAAATGTATTCTAATAATATAAAAGGGCTTTAAATGGCTTATAAAGAAGAGTTCAAAAAAGAGTGTATAAATTTATTAAAAAGTGGCGTGAGCTCAGTGCTCGTTTCAAAGCAAATGAACGTATCTCGCCCAACATTACAAAAGTGGTTAGAGCAAGCAAATGATGAATTTAGTCTTGATGATGGCGTAAAGGCACTAAAAAAGCAGGTTGAGTATTTAAGCAAAAAGAAAAAATTAGCCCCTGATGAGACGACCCAGCTCGCGGATCTCATAGTGGCGCTAAATAAGATTGAGAGCAAAAACAAAGCAGCCAAAGAGCAAAAAGCCTATGTTTTGCCACCAGTAAGCTTAGACAAAAGTGCCAAAATTTTAAGAGATGAGATACTAAAAGATGGCGAACTTTTTGCTTATCAAAAAGAATTTTTGCAAAGCGATGCTCAGTTTCGTATCGTACTAAAATCGCGCCAGATAGGCTTTAGCTACGTGGCAGCTGCTGACGCACTTATAGGAGCAGTTGGCGGTAGAAACCAGCTATTTTTATCCGCTTCAGAAGAACAAGCGTTAATCCTAATGAGATATTTAAAACTATGGTCTGATAGGTTTGGAGTGGCTTTGGCAAAAGATAGTGAGACTGAGATAAAGCTAGAAAATGGCGCTATTATAAAAGCTCTCGCTCATAACTTTCGTACAGTTCAAGGTTTTACTGGTGATATTTGGATGGATGAGTTTGCATGGTACCCAAATCCTAAGAAAATTTGGCACGCTTTTGTGCCAAGTATCGGTGCTGTTAAAGGCCGCTTAACAATACTTTCAACACCATTTGAAGAAAAGAGCCTTTTTCATGAGCTATACTTTGACGAGCAAAAATATAAGATGTTTAAACGCTTTCATGTTGATATTTATAGAGCTATAGAAGATGGGCTAGAGTTTGATCTTGAAACCATGAAAGCACTCTTTGATGCTGATACGTGGGCTAGTGCTTATGAATGCGTCTTTATAGATGATGAGAGCAGCCTACTATCTATTACGCTTATCAAAAGCTGCATAGATGAAAAGCTCAGCTATTTTAGCCCAAGCTCAAACACTCCGCTGCTTTGTGGGTATGATATAGGAAGAGTTAGCGACCGTTCAACACTTGCAAGTGTGATCAATAGCGATGATACATATACTCTTGCTATGCTTAATGTGCTTGCAAAAGCCAGCTTTAAAGAGCAAGAAGATGTCTTAAGCTCTCACCTGCGCTCCTACCCACTAGCAACCCTTGATATGGATAAAACCGGCATTGGTCTAAATTTAACAGAAACTATGCATACTAAATTTAAAAGCAGGGTAAATGGAGTATATTTTACAGCTGGCACAAAGGAGCAAATGGCTCTAAATTTAAAGAAACTTTTTGAAGATAAAAAGATAAGCATACCAAACGATCCACTTTTAATCAGTGATCTTCACGCCATAAAACGCACAGCAGGAACAAAAAGCTTTAAGTATGATGCAAAAAGAAACGAGTATGGTCACGCAGATAGGTTTTGGGCATTAGCTTTAGCTTGTCGTAAAATAGAGGCTGTTGTAAAAAGAAAAGGCGGCGGAGCGGTGATATTAAAATAAATTCTCTAATCGAATTTTTGACCAAATAGCCAAGTATTTTGATCTTCGCTAATTTGGAGTATTACTTTTGATTCTATGAATTTTTTATCTTCATTATTTAATATACCTGTATCGTCATTTAATATCTCATTAAATGAAGTATCTCCTATATTTACAAAATACTGCAAATTGTTATCTCTAACCTCGTCTAATATGATCTTGAATATGGTGGCTTTTTGCCTTTTGTCCATTTCTGAAAATAGCTCGCCATCATGTGCTAAAAAACCTAAGATATTAGTATTTAATGTATAAAGCAACATGTCATAGCAAAAGGTCTTCACATTTCCGATAGAAAAAGAACCGTCTTTGGGGATTTCCACATCTATATTAAACAAATTTTTTGCATTTTGAGCCATTGTGATTTTAAGAGAACCTCCGTTGTTGTTATAAAATTTTTTAACGATATCTCTAAATTTGTTTTCTATAGCATCAAGTTTGAGCTTATTGTCCTCTATATATTTAATTGTGTCCTTTTTGATCTCTGCTATTTTATAGTCGATATCGGTCTTATCTTTTTGAAAATTCTCCAAAGTTACGCTATAAATTTCTAAGTCTTTTTTTTCTTTTTCTAGCGTCAATATCCTATCTTTTAATGTATCTCGTTCCTCTAATGCACCACTATTTTTCAGGTCTTTTAAAAGCCCATCTCTTTGGCTTCCTATCAAATCTCTTTCATCTTCTAGTTCTTTGAGTTTTTGGCGTATCTCATCTATTTCTGCCGAGATTCTATCTTTTCTACTTTTGGCTAATTGATTGTGAAAGTTCTGAGCCTCATTAAGTCTTTTTAATACTTTATCCTCAAAAAATACTTTAGCCTCGTCATAGATATTTTTTATCTCTTCTAGGTCTATACTTATATTTTCGGATGTGAGTAAATTTTTTTCTTTTAGTGCTATATTTGTTTGGAGTTTATAAATTTCATTTCTAATATTATTTAAATTTTCAGTCAAAGAATTTGCACGCTCTTTTAATTCATTATAGTTTTTAGCCACAATAAAAAGGTTTAAATTTTCTTGTGTGCTTCGTATCTCATCCTCTATATCTTTAATATTCTTCTTTGGTACTTGTTTTTCATATTTTTCTAGCTCTTTTTTGGCTGTTTTTAGACTATCTAATGCCTCTTTTAGTTTATGGTTTTCCTCTTGTAGCTTTGTATCTATACCCAACAAAAAAAGATTAACAAGTCTTTGATTGTAATCATTTATATCCATGCCTTGCTGTCTTAACGTATCATAATATCCGCTTCTTCTAGCAAAGCAATTAAATACCTGTCTAAAAGAAATTTTATCAGAATTTATTGTGTTGCTAAAAATATTATTTAGTTCAGTTGCATAAGTTGCTTGATTGTATTCATTGTCATTTATAACCCACTTAGTCTCTTTGAATTTTTTTTCTACCGTATAACTTTTGTTATCATGTATAAAACTTAAACTAAATTTTCCGTAGTCTTTTAAAAAATCTTTCATTTTTTGCGGAATTTTTGCATTTAGCATATAGTGAAGCATTTCCAATGACAAGCTTTTGCCTATGCCATTTACTGTGTCTTTTTGGTCATGGTTTAGTTGTTTTCCTACTACTATATTTAGATCTTTATTAAAATTTAAAGCTTTAAATTTTGGGTTATCGCAAATTAAGCTCAATAATGTCATTATCACTCCTTATTTTGCCGATTATAAATAAAAAATCTAAACATAAAAGCATTTTCTCAATAGTAATTTCTTTAAAATAAACCGTATTTAGCTCTCTAAGTAAACTGTCTGTATTAATACTACCATTTCTTAAAATTTTAAGTATATATGCCGATATGCTAATTATCGAATCAGCTGGTTTGATTATTTTAGTCGGCATTATCATTTTTTGCACCTATATCGCAAATTTCAAAGAAATAACTAATGATTATCCAAGCTATGTTTGCTTCATTAAAATCTTTTACGTCAAAGTAACTTGTAATCTCATCATATAACTCGGAAAATATTTCATTAAAGTCCAAAGATCTATAAAAATTGTAGTGTAGCTCATCAACGCTTTTCATTTTTATATCACCAATGTCAGCGTTTATCTCTTTGATATGTTTTAATAATATCTCTCTATATATTTTACGTACTATAAAGTCCTGTAAATTAGACATTGCAATATCGCCATTGAGCTCTTCTATACTATCTCTATAATCTAACCCACGCTTAATTTCAATACTCGTTCTTTCAATGAGGCTATTTATTTTTAGTTTTTCATCAACTTCTTTTGTATTATTAAAATCATCTAAATAATTGACTTTTATTTTTCTATATTGTCTTAAAATATGATTGATTACAAAATTTAAAACCATCTCTGTTGTATAGGTTTTTAAAATTTTGGTATCGAAAAAACTATAAATTTCTCCCAGTTTTGTTTGCCCTAGATTATTGATATCTTTTAATAAGTCTTTTGTATCTATTAGACATTTTTCAACATCTATGCCATACTTGTTTTTCCATTCATCGAAACTACTATCACGCGGACTAGGCTTGTCTAACAAATATAAGATTTTGATTTTAAAATCTGGTTTTGTTTCTAAAATTTTAAGAGTATTATCTATTTTTGCTTTTGTTTTTGTCGAAGTAATTTGGATAAAAATTTTATTTTTATCATCTACTAGGTCAATATACTCTGCATTTTTATTGTCGGCATTGGCATTTTCAAGATCATATCCATATATAACGTTTAGCATATCTCTGTAGAGATTCTCTGAATATATATTTAAAGAATAGTCACTAAGACTTTGCTTGTGCTCTATCTCATATTTAAGTATAGCTATACTTTTAGTTATACTATCTATAATTTCTTTTCTAATCACACGATACTCCTAGTATATAGGATTATACATCATTTTATATAATTATGTGCTAAAAAGCACCTTTATATCTCTTACCAATTCCTCGCTCATATCGCTAGCCAATTGTTCTTTTGCCTTTACAAAGCTAGCGCTACTTATATACTCGCTAAAAGCTTTCTCAATATATGGGTTTGCCTTTGTGCCAGGGTGATTTACGCTTTTGCCAAAAATTTGGACACTCTTTTTGTTTGCAAGAGCCTTCATCTTTTTTGGTTTTATAACATGTGGCTTTGTACCAAAATATACAAATTTAGCATAAGATGCAAGCTTTGTATTGCCCACACTTATACTAAAACTATCTATTCTCTCATCAAAAACTTGTATGTCTTTTTTAAGGTTGCCAGTTTTATATGGTGCTACTTGCTTCGCTCTATATCTTACCCCTGATCCTATGCGAAATAAAAACCTTTTTAAAGCACTATTAAAATTCATTAAAACCTACTAAGCTCTCTTATGCCACTATCAAAAACAAAATATTTCATATCTTGCTAAATTCTTTATATATAAGCTCAAAAGCATCTTTAAAGCTCATCTTTTTGGTAAATTTTTTATTATCTATATCACACTCAAATTCACAAATCTCATCAAAAATTGTCTCATTTTTAGCTAATTCTAGGCGTTCTTTGCTAAAACTTATACAAAAAGCACCATTAAAAAGCATATTTTTTAAACAAAAAGTGGCAAAGCCATAAGGCTTATTGGCTTTTTCGCTATACTCATCATCTTCCCACGTCTTACCGTGCTCATGTATCCCCCATTCACAAGGCACACCGTCATAAAAAGCTATATATAGATCCATATTTCTCATTTTTGCCACCATCGTTTAATAATCTCTCTCTTTTGCATAACTGATTGTTCTTTAAAGTATTTTTCAAGCCCTCTGGATGGCTTAAAGCAAGTAACCATTTTATCCCCATCAAAAACCATAAAAAAGCCATTTTGACTTATAGCATTTGTCTTGCTCTCCTCGCCTTTTTTGGGAGCTACGGCTATTATAGAGTTTAAAGCTTTAACTATACTTTGCGAAGTTGTCTCTTTGTGCTTTTCAAAAACATGCGTATTGTTCTTTTTTAGCACCCTCTCCACGCCCATTTTATCTATGTGTCTTATGATCTCGTCTTTGCCCGGTGCTTCGCTGGCTCTCATTGTCACGCCATCATTTTCATATTCATCAACCCATGCTGGCACGATCTCAGTCCTACACCTAAAATGATATGGTGGCATGCCAAAGTTACTATCCATCTTATCGCTTCTACCATTGTATGGTGCTTTTGCCCATGTAGCTGCTGCCTTTTTGCTGGCCATATCCTTTGCATTCATGATATTATCACACTGTCTTTCTATGTGCTCTGCTGGTATGAGCCTACCATTCATCGATCTACATATAGCGCTTGTTCTACTATCCATCACAGCTACTACTTTATAGTATTTTACACCGTATTTCCTAGCCTGATTTACTGTTGATATGTTTTGATTTTGGCTGATGATATGATCACTCACTCCCTCAAAGTATCTCACGCTTTGCTTTAGCTCACTTGCAAATTCGTCTTTTAGTCTCTGTGCTAGTTCGCTTCTTGCTACCTCGCCACGAAAAGCACTCTCAATGATATCTTTTAGCCTATCGCTAAAGCCTTTGTTAAACTCGTTACCAACCCAATAGAAGTTATTTCTCATAGCGTTTATAGCCCTTATGTCTATCTCATCAAAGACTACATTTACGGCTATATTTTTACCTGCAAGCACGGCGTAAATTTCTTCAAGATTATTTGGATTTATACTTAGTCCCATTGATGAAATTTTAGAATTTACAAGCTCTTTTAACACCTTTTTATCAATGTTATAATTCTCATTTATAAATATAAGTAAATTTGCAAGCTGTGCCTCTAGCTCCTTTTTAGCTAGCTTCGCATTTTGTTTTATAAACTCATCTACTAGCTCGCTAACGCTCTTGTTTTTGTCAAATTTAGCCTTTAAAAGTGTGCTTAGAAGTAGCTCGTTATTCATTTTTTATACCCTTAAGATCGCCAAGCTCTTTAGTGGCTTTAGCATACTCTTGCCAGTACGGATCACAAAAAAGTGCTTCGATACTCACAAAGCTTCTTTTGCACTTATCACAAACCCTATAACGCTTGTTTTGCAAGCCTTTCATAGTATTTAAAACCTTTGTCTTTTCAAAACCACAGTAAGGACAAAACATCCTTGATCTCCTTTTATCGGCGAAAGTAAATTTCGCCTAAAGGAGCAAACACTAAAGTTTCCGCAAGCGATATATCCACATATCTATGCACTAAAAACTCCTTTTTTACGCCACGAAGGCGAGTCTAATTCTCTTTTTAAAAAATATTAGCTTTTTTTGGGATTTTTTTCACATTTTATAACGGCACTTAGTCCAGTAATGATCTTTGTAGCTTGTTTTGAGTTTAGCAAGGCTAAGTTTGTCACAAGTGCTCCGATCTGGCGGTAGTAAAATCTCCTAGCACTATTTTCATCCCAGCCAAGAACATCTAGCAAAATCTCTATTTTTTTAAGCTGTTTTTGTGTGATAGCGTCTTTTTTGAAAATGCGCCTACCTTTAATGTCTGGCTCAAAGCCTAGCCTATCATCTACTCTCTCTTGCAATATATCAAGGGCCAAATTTAGCTCGCTTATGCTAAGTTCCTTGCTGCTCTCTACACCAAAGCGAAGCATTAGCCACTCTTGCCAAGCTCCATTTTCTACGATCTGCTTGTAAAGTGGGTTTATATGGATGAGTGTTAAAAGTCTCTTTCTATACTCACTTTGGTTCATATTAGCCCCCTTATATCAAGCTCACGTCTTGCAAATTTTTCGCTCACTCCAGCACATCTTGCAAGCTTAGCTACATTTAGTCTGCCATTTTTAAATTTATAAAAATCCTCATCGTAACCAAGTGCATTTTTCAGCCTAAAAAGTGCATTTTCGTGTCTTTTAATGGCTAAAATTCTTAGGTGCTCTCTTTGCTTAGCGCTCATCTCTTGCCTTTAATGTTTCTCTTAACTGATCAAAGAGGTTGGCTAGATCTTTATCCATCTGCTTTTTAGGCTCTTTTTGTGCCAGCCTCGCAATTATGTCGGTAAAATAAATCCCATTTTGCTTTATCTCTTTGGCATGGGCTTTCCAAAACTCACGTAAATTTGCCTTTATGGGCTCTAAATTGTTGTTAAAATACGCCTGATCATTTGGTGAAACAAAGTAAAAAACCAAAGTTTGATACTCTATGCTTGCCCCTTTTAGTGAGTATTTTAGGCAGCTATCTTTTAATGCATATTCACTCATCTCTTTTAAAAGCTCCATTAACGCCCCTTTAAATTTTTATGCTCTTTCATTTAGCCCAA